GCATTGCGCTGCTTCAGCAGTCCCGCGGTGGTGTCTCCCCACAGCTGATAGGCGTAGGTGGTGCTGGGCGCCGTTGCCCCGCTGTTGGCGCTGACGATCGCGGCCAGCGCGTTGTTCAGGTCTTGGCGGAAGGCCAGACCTGACTGGTTGTCGAGAACGTAGTCGTGCTGGGCCATGCCTTAGATCTGCCTCCCAAACCCGATGGCGGTGTAGGTGAACTGGCGGCTCACGGCGCTGCCGGCACTGTTCCTAAAGGTTACCTGAAACCCGGTCCGTGTCACGGAAGCAATCGTGAAATAGTCACCGGTGGCCATGTTGAACCCCGTCACCCCAACGCTAGGCGCCGAGAAGAAAGCATTGCTGAAGGTGACTGTATAGGTGCTCACCGCTTGTCAGCGTCGCTGATTGCTCGGTGCGTTGCTGCAGCTCCATATCCACACCGAGCTGCTCGATGATGATGTTCTGGCTTGGGTCGGCGCTGGTGGCCAGCGACTTGAACTGGAAGCCGCGGCCGCGCACGATCGCGTTGCTGAACTCCCGCCAAACGCTCCAGGTCGGTGTGCCGCTGGGATCGTCCTGCGTGGTGCGCACGTAGGTGGCAGCGTTCACGCGATCGCCGCCGGTACCGTCGATCAGATCCCAAGTGTCGATGTCGTCGGTCTTGTCATCCCAGAAGTCGCCGGGGATGTAGGGCAGCGTGACCAGCCGCCGGCGCAGATTGGCGTCGAAGATGCCGGGGAAGGCGTAGGTGCTGCCAAACTCGTACTCGCCGGAGCTGAGCACGCCGCCCACGCTGTCAATCGATGGCAGGCCGTCCCAATCCCCGTCGGTGGCCATCGCATCGATGTCCAGCCCGGTACTGAGGATGATGCCGCTGGCGCCGCCTGCTTCAGGCATGCTGGCCACGTAGAACATGTCGGTGTAATTGCCGTTGAACGGCGGCGTTTCGGTTTCCTCGGCGTAGGTCTGCACCAGCAGCCGTGGCTGAGGCGTCGGCAGATCGACGATCACGCTGGTGGCCGCCAGCGAACGGTTGCCGCCGTCGTCCTCAAACTTGACCAGATAGGTGCCCTCAAGCAGCGGCACTTGCTTCTGGGTCTGGCTGCCGGCTGCAGCGGCCACGATCTCTTGGCTCTCCTCCCAGAGCGCGCCGCTCAGCGCGACGTTGTGGCGGATCAACACCTTGCCGCCGAGCAGCACATCCAGCTCCTCGCTGCGATCCCAGCTGAGGATGGCGCTGGCGTTGTCGATCGGGATCAGCGACAGCCCGGTCACAGCCACCGGCGGCGCGGTCTTACCGAAGGCCTGCACCGTCAGGCTGGCAGGCTGCACCGACTGCCGCAGGCCTGAGTTGATGCTGGAGACCTCCACCTCGTAGCGGCCGGAGGTGGTGTTGAGGATCTCGTAGTCGAGCCTGGTTTGCGTTGAGCTGGTCCAGTTGCCGTTTTCCGGCTTCCAGCGCACCCGGTACTGATTGACACCCGGCACTGCCGCCCAGCTGAGCACCAGCTTGGAGAGCGCCCGGCCGTTGCTCTCGTAGAGCGCCTCAATCGCCTGCAGGTTGGTGGGCGCGTCCGGGATTTCGTTGAGGTTGGTGATGTCGCGCTGCTCGAGCTGCAAATTGCGCTCGATGTAGTCATATTTCGACGCGTTGTAGGCCAGTGCGCTGATCGCGTATTGGGCGCCCTCTTGCTCCTGGACGCTGAGCACGCGCCAGGTGGAGGTCTGGATGTCCGTGGTCTGGTAGATCCAGATGTTGTTCGCGTTCGGTGCTGCGCTGAACGGCACCGCCACGGTCAACACATTGCCGACGATCGCGGTGACAGCCCGGCTCTGCACCGTGCCATTGGGGAGGATCACCGATAGCTCTGAGGCCGCACCGATTGCCAGCCCCGTTGCATCGTCCACCGTCACGGTCGTGGTGGTGGCGGCACTGATGCGCCCGCCGCGGCGGGAACCTGCCCGCATCGGGTCGCTGATCTCAATGATCTGCCCCGGCCGCACCAGCACGCCGGCGTCGATCGATGCGGTGAAACTCACCACTTCGTTCTCGTACCACTCCGAATACAGCAGCCACTCACCCAAGCGGTGCGCCTGGCCACGGGAGGTGCAGGCAAAGGCCGAAATCTCGCGCGTCACCACGCCGTACTTGCTGATGGCCGCTTGGTCTTCGACCACCTCGTAATCGATGTCGCGCTTGTCGATGTTCAGATAGCTGACCACCGCCACGGTTGGCCGGGTCTTGAGGCTGCCGCCCTGATAGCTGAAGCCTCCCTCGGAAATGTTTGCGTAGGTGAACAGGTAGGCCGGATCTGTCGGGCTGTCCTGGCTGACGGTGAGCGCGCCGGTGGACCAGTAGGGCATGGCTCGAAAGATCGAGCACATGTCGTTGATCAGCTTGTAGGCGTCCTCTTGCGTTTGGATGTTGATGTTGGCCGAGAAGCGCGGCTCGGTGCCCCCGAAGCCATCCGGCACCAGGGTCGAGGCGTATTGGCTGGCGGCAAAAAACGCCCACTTGTCCAGCTGTGCGGCCTGGATGTGATCGCCGAAGCCGTAGCGGGTCGAGGTGAGCAGATCCCACAGGATCCAGCACGGGTCGGTCGTCCAGGTCGCTGCGCCAAAGCTCCCAGACCAGATGCCGCTGTAGATCAGCCGGCCAGTGGCCGGATCCACCGTGGCGTTGCTGGGAATCGCCACTTTGATGCCACGCACCAGATAGCTGCGGTTGGGGATCGAGTTGAACTGCTCAGCATCGACCCGCAGCGCCACCAGCGCGCTGTTGGGATAGCGCAGCTTGGCGTAGGTGATCTCGGTGTAGCTAGACCAGCTGAACGCGTTTTGGATCTTGGCGCTGCCGCTGTCGGCTGCTGTGCGCACCACCTTCACATCAACCGGAAACGCGCCGCTGAGGTTGACCAGATAGTCGCGCTGGAACTGGTCGCCGCTGCGGCCTGACACCGTGTCGGATTGAACGGTGGTATAGCCGCCGCCGTTGTACTGCACCTGGATCTGCAGGCTGAAATTGGATCCCTCAATGTCGCCGTTGTCAGCAAAACGCTGCAGCGCCGGCACCGTGATGGTGACGCGCACGGCGTTCACGGTGCTGCTGGTGATGCTGCGAACAATCGGGACGCCGTACTGCACCTGCACGCCCACCGGCTTCTCGTTCTCGATGTCAGCCGTGATGGGGATGTAGCTCTGGTTTTGTGTCCCGTTGCGCGTTGTGACGGTGACGTTCTTGAAGTTGTAGGAACCGTCTGCGTTCTGCAGCGGTGTGTTGTCCACATAGATCGACTGAAGCCCATTCTTCAGCCCTTCAATCTCGCCCTCGCTGATCAGATCGAGGATGTTGGCGTATTGCTTGCTGTTGAGAGTGTCGGTTGCTTCCGTTGGCGTGTAGGTGCTGCCACCGCCGCCGCTGCTGCTGCCGCCCTTGCCGCCGCCGCCGCCGCCGCCACCACCAGCGCCAAAAATCCTGCTCATGTCTGCACCGTGTCGATGCCGGCCGAGATCACCACTGATCCAACCAGCGTTTCACCGTAGACAATCGGGACGGGCACACCGGCGCGGCTGGTCTGCTGCACTCCCGAGAAGCTGTAGCTCTTGCGGGGATCCTTGTTTGTGTCCGTCATGCTGCCGTTCATTGTCGGCACCGGCGTGAGCAGCTGCGCCACGCCGCCGAGCGCCAAAGCGGCACCGATCCCGAACACCACACCATTCAGAGCAATGGCAGTTGCACCAATCGTTAGGGTGCCAAAACTCACCACAGTGGCCAGCGCAATCAGCGCCACGCCCGCAATGATCCGCCCGACAGCGCCGGCGCCTGCCACCACGGGGATGATCCTGATCTCTTGGCTGCCGGCCGGGTTGTGCAGTTCTGCCTCGGCCAGCTCATAGCTGCCCACCGTGACCCGGTAATGCTGCTGCGCCATGTGAGGCTCAAGCTGCGGGAAATTGGCCAGCAGAAACCGCACCGCTTCCGCGGCGCTGCTCACCTCGGCCTCAAACTTCCGACGCTTGAGGAACTTGGCCAGGCGTCCATAGATGCGGATCGTGCGCAGCATCACCCCTACTGGAGCCTCCCTGCATCGTAATGGCGAAGCCTCCGGCCGGTGCACTTCTGCAGCCAGCCGCCATAAAGGTCTCGGCTGCTCAGCCGGCCGCGGATGTGATGCAGCACCAGCTGATCGCCAAGGTAGACGCCGACATGGTTGAGCCCCGGTCCGCTGATGCTCATCAGCAGCGCATCGCCCGGTTCGAGCTGCTCATCCTCCTCGAGCTCGCGGAAGCCGGCCTCTTTCCAGTAGCGCTCAAACAGCGGATCCGCCTCGAACAGCTCCGGCGTCAGCGGCCGCTCCCAGTCGGGCAGCTGCAGATCCTGCTCGGCCCACCAGTCGCGGGCCAGCGTCCAGCAGTCGGTAAGGCCCCACACCCATTCGCGGCCGATCAGCGGCGCGCGGTAGCCGCTGGGGCGCAGCTCAGCGCTCCATGCTTCGGTCTTCGGGTTGACGATCCACCACGGCAGCCCACTGCGTTCGATCGCCACCAGGTCGGCCTGGCTGGGCACTGGCGGAGTGACGGGATGGCTGTGGACCACCGCAAGGATCTCGCCGGCATCTTCGGCCGCGGCAAAGTCGATCGGGTCGAGGATGAATTGATCAGAGCCGCTGCAAAGGTTCTGGCATGGCCAGTAGCGCTCGCGCCCCTTGACCACCACCAGCAGGCCGCAAGCCTCGCGCGGATCTTCCTGCTGGGCATGTTCGAGAGCAGCAGATTGCCAGGTCATGCAAAGAACGTCCCGATGCCAGGCATGGACCCGAAGGGCAGCTCGGCTGTGCTGCCGAATCGTGCCCGGCAGCTGCTCAGCTTCTTGCCGCACACGTCGGCCGCTAGCGTCGGCACGGTCTGATCGTTCTCGTTGAAATAGCTGCTGCCGGTGTAACTGCACTCAGTCGAGCGGTATTCCCACTGGCAGATGTTGCCGATGCACTGCCGTTTTGGCGAGCGCACGCCGGCCAAATCAAAGGCACTGGCCAGCTCGAACTCCACCACATCGCGGGTCTCGGTGCTCTTGCGGTCGATGTAGTAGATCTCGCGCGGGAACTCAGCCGTCGGATCTGGCGTGCCGTAGGGGTTCACGCCACCGGGGAAATTGGCCGCATCGATATAGCGGGCAAGCGTCCGAATCCTGGTGAACTTTGCGCCGTCGAGGCCATTTGGCAGGCTCAGCAGCAGCGCCGTGATGGTGCCGATGATGTTGCTCACACGCACTTTCGGCCGCGGCAGCTGGCCCTGGCCGTTGTACTCAAAGCCGTCCGCCTCGACCGGAAACCGCAGATAGTTGTTGCCAGCCCAGATCACCTCGCCGTTGCTGTTGAGGCTGGTGCCGGCATGGAACCGATAGGTGTCAGCAATCCCGTGCTGCGCCACGTTCAGCTGCAGCTCGAATAGCTCGATGACGGCGCTGGGGGCAATCGCCTGAAGATCTGATACGGGAACGGTCACGGCTCAAACACCTGCCGGAAGGTGGCGCGGATCTGGTTGTTGTTGCAGTTGCTCAGCGTGGCCTGCCACTCCTCGCACACGTACTTCCCAGCGCTGCCGCGGGGCGGTGTCCAGTCGAAGCTCTCCACCCCACCACGGGCATCGAGAAACGCCAGAATCGTGTCGCGCTCGGTGTCATCTCGGTTGGAGAAGACCAGGCTCCACTCTTTCGGGTTGGTGTTCAGGCCGAAGCGG